CGATGTGATTGGATTCAGGTTAGCGGTAAGAGTCTCTTGATCTCCCACGGCGTCACCCTCCTTGATCCACTGAGCCCACATGTTGAGAATCACTGGATTGCCGATTACACCCACCACACCACTGTTGTACTGTACTCCACCACGTCTCTTGGCCCAAGGTTTATCCTCTACCATGTTCAACATGTTTGGTTTCAACAGACCAAAGATACCACCGATGTTGCCACGTATCTCGCAATCGGTGTCTAACCAGACCTTTTGTTTAGCGGGACAGTGAGCTATCGCCTTTGGTTTCTTAAACCAACCCTTCTCTTCTATTCGAGTAAGATCGATAACGGCGTGTACGTGTGGTTTGACTGCCTCGATATCGCTTACACCAAAATCTGCAAAGACGATTGGTGTATCGTTGTGTTTCTTATAGTTCTCAAAGAACCAAGGTAGTTGCCACTCGTTGTTTGAATCGCAACCGGTTACGAAAGCTTTATCATATAATTTTGTACTCATTATTATACTGATGCTTGGCGTAGCACCCCATCTTTCTCTGTATAGTTGTAAAGGTTTCTTTGACTTCAATAGGCCAAGGATAGATCTCGTGCAGTTGGTTACCGAATCGACCCTTGTGTATGTAGACGTCGGTAGGACCAGCCTCGTAGGTCTGCTCCATCAGCAGCTCAGCACCAAGCGGTGTAATGTAATAGGCGTGAGCTCCTGGCATGTAGTCTTTACTAAAAAGCTTGTTTTCACCAACAAAGTTAGGAATCTCAAAGTTTCCATACGATGGTTTTCCTAGATTGATGATATGGCCTTGAAATATCTTTGGCAGGAAGTCAACAAATACTGCGTCATGCTCAAGACACAACATTGGTCTACGTAATCGAAGACACTCTTCCCACAGTGACCAGTGACTACTGAAAGCCGCCATACAGTTCTCAAGCCGAGAGTATTCCTCATGAAAATAAGCCGATGGAATACGTCTCTCTTGAAACCACCCATGAATGTCTATTCTGTCGGGTGAGTTTGCTTTCCACATTTCAACGTTGACACCATACTTTTTTCCACTCTCGATGCATCTCTTTGCAGCAGTCACCGAGTTCTCATTATGCATAATAGTAATCACACGTGCAATCATCGCGAAGTCGTACTCTCCAATCCTTGTACATATGTATAGTACTTCTTAGTCTGCCCTAGAGTTGGAACGAGCTGTCTGCACATGATAGCATCGTTCGGCCAGCATCCGTATTCTCTTACCAGGTCAACCATCTTTTGAGCACCAGCTGGTTCGATGTAATATGAACTATTGCCAGCGATACCTTGTGGCACCATCTCTTGATCAATCAACGGAGCTCTTACGATGTCACCCTCAGATTCCTGTACCACACGATCGTATATCATTGCCAATCGAGTTGCTTTTTCCGGTGAGTTAAGCCCGATGATATTGAACTTTGATTTAGCAAAATCTTCCACTGGTAGCTCACCACCAGCGTAGTAGATAGCATCATGTTCATGAATCACGATTGGTGTGTCATTCTTGACACACCGTTTCCACAAAATATAGTGTGAAAAGAAACACGCAATTCTTTTTTCTTTTACTAGGGTTGGATAAGCCTTCTTAATCAACCCTGATTGTATGTCGAGCTCTTCACTTTCCCACGGATAGTTCCATCTTAACCCGTGGTATCTCATTTTCTTAGCGACATCCTTTGGTTTTACAGCGTCGAACATGATAACGTTAACGTTGCTTGGAGCCGTTTGTTCTATCTTCATCGCAGCATGAACTGCGGTGTTGTCATCTTTTACTCGTATTACGTATGCATCAATCATTTCGCCACTCAATAATCCCTACGTCACATAATTCTGCGTAGTTATCCATTTTATCTCGCTTCGGTCCAGTAGGTGTAACCTTAGTGCGAATATGTATAAAGCCTGCAAGCTCTGGATTCGGTAAGAAACTACACTGACACCACTTACGATCTAAGTACTGTTCTTTTGAGTGGCGAATACCAGATAACATAGCTAACGTATGCATAATACCTTCATCCTCGAACTGATAGGCCTTGTTGTACGGCAGCATCCAGCTCTCGTCACCACCAAAATGTCTACGTAAGTTTTGCCGTAATTTTCTATCCATTAGATAGATTGCACCACCCCAGTACGCGTGTTTCTGACTGGCAAACATCGGTGCATGAGCTGCGATCTTACGATGTAACATCTGCTGGGTTTCAGCGTACAGACCAACACCACTGAGTTCGAACACGTTTTCTTCCATACCCTTTGGTGCAAACATGTCGATGTCAACCATTAGCACCTTGTCATACTCGTCCCATTTCTCATCTAACATGTACACCTTCTGGCATGCACCAGTTAGATGTTTTCTGAATGGTCTGCCAGTAACTAACTCATAGTCAGCACCAACCATCTTTGCGTACCGTTTCATATTAGCAATAGATGCTATGTCAAGTGGTCTTAGGTCGCCATCCATGTGTTGTAAGATTATATTTTTCAATCTACTATTCCCTTCTTAATCGGTGGTATGCCGTCTTTGCCAGGTACTACCTCTCGTATTATACCATCGTTGGTTGGCCGACATTTGAGTAGCACACCATCAGCAGGGCACTTAACGTTGTCTACTTCTTCGATTAATCCAAACCCAGCCTGTCGTATCATCTCTTTTACTTCTGCAAGAGTGGCGTCGAGTGGATCAGATGCCTGATATACAGACTGCGTTTCCGAGTACTCAAGAAACAGAGTGCCATCACCTGAAAGCTGATCCTTCCATGTCATCAAGGCTTGGTCTGGATATATGCAATGATCGAATGCGTTGGTATACACAACATCCCACTTACCAATCCATTCTCTCTTCGGTTCTTGCATATCCCATTGGACAGTATTTTCAAACTGATCAGCTGTGTCAGAGATCTCGGTACCAAGAACCTTTGCGTGTGACCAGTGTCCTAGAAACATTTTTTGTTCAGCACCGTTACGAGTACCATGACATAAAACTGATCCAGCAAACTTAACTTCTTCTACAATCCGCTGGATTACTCTTGGTTTGGCATACACCCAACCTAGTTTTTCTTTATTGATTTCTGTTTGAACCTTTACGTATTCTTCGTACGATTCGAATGGATAAATTCTAGACATTCTTTTTAAGCACCGTAAAGCCGACGTTTTCTTGGTTGCGAGTCATCACCTCCCACCCGTTGTCCACACCCCAGTCGGCAAGACACCAGTATAACTGGTCATCTGGTTTGTGTGTATCATGAGCAACGATGTATTTCTTAACGTACTGACCGTGTAGTTCTAACTCTTTTCTCATGTGGTGTTGTTTATGTACAGAGTCTATCATCAGGATATCCGTACCATAACCGAGTGAATCGATACCTGTAGAATCACACTCTTTCATCTTTAAAACTTTTTTCTTATCTTTGACGTACTGTTCAGCGATTGGTTGCAGGAACATGCTGTACTTTTCAAGACTAATATCGACACCCTCAACGTACTTAAGATGAGGATTCAACAAGGCATTAGCTAGAGTGCCACCCTGATGTACACCGAGTTCTTTGTACGACTTGCAATCTTTTGCAATCTGGTTGATAGCATCGTGCATAGCGCAGTAGTGTTCACCATGTGCTTCTTCCTGCTGAGAACGGATCGATTCATAGAACTCATCCAAAGTTTTCACATGATCAAGTTTAGAGTTAATCATTTTTCTTTCCTTCTATAACCTTCAATACCCAATCAAGTTCTTGTGCTATCCTGTTGTACCACATAGCATCTCTTGGATCGTGGCATTTATTCGATTCATCAAGTAATTGACTCATCCTTACCTTTATATAGTCACTCGCTTCAGTAGGCTTTTTACGCCGCATTTTCTAACTTCCAAAACGCCCTTGACTTGTTGGTGATGTTGTATAGTTTATCATCATCAAAGTAATCAGCACCACTGAGTTGGACGTGTACGAATTTAGTCTCATCGGTACGACTATCGTGAATCGGATCAGCAAGACCAAGTGGCCCACGTGTGTAGTGGATGTAGTTGTTCCAACCGTTATGCATCTCGGTATAACGACCACCTGCAACAATCATTGCATGGAAGTAATTCTGATCGACTGTATAGAATCGACCTAGGCCGTGTGGTCTTATGGCATTGGTGTAGTGTTGAAACGGCACCCACTTCTCACGCATCAGTTCCATACCCTCGCGTGTAAACACAACCATCCCAGCGTTGTATACTTTGAGAAAACCATCCTTGTCTCTCGGCATCGCTTTACCATACAACTCTTGGCAGATCTTCGCCCACTTCTCATCGTTGTCACGACAGATAGAACCACCAATCACTGTTGATGCCCTATACTTACCCTGAAATGGTTCGGTACAAACACCGAATAAGTCAATTTCTTCTTCAAAGATATTTTCTTCTAGACCGTCAACTGGAAACACATCAAGATCAACCACACAAACCTTGTCGTATTCTAAGAATGAATCATCTATCATAGGGTTCAACCATTCCCAATACATACCATTTGCATCTACAGTTTTAGACGCGATGTTTGGATCGATGTCAAGTCGATAATCTGCACCGACTTTTTTGGCATAAGCTTTCATTAACTTAGAACTGTAATTGCAACCGGGTCGTAGTTCACCTGCCCACACTTGATAGATTAGATTTTTCATGCGATTTCCCTTATCAGTTTTAAATCTCTAGCATCTTTTGATTCGCCTCTTAACGTTTTCATACCCTTCACAATATCTAAGGAAACGTACTTAAAACCCTGATAATAGAAGTGATACTGTGGATCGTTAACGATTTGATCTACCGTTAATTTATAAAGTTTTTGTAAATATGGATTATGTGAGTCAGCCGGTGGATTGTCGTGATAAATTTTGTCTATGTCTTTACAGTCTCTCAGACCGTATAAAGATAACACACTCGACCCTGTAATCACCTCATCGTCGTTTGGTTTCAAATCAGCCATAAGCTTTGTATAGTTTGGAAATGAAACGTTCTTTCTCTTATTCAAAAAATCTATGCTGTTCTCAGTAAATACAGTCTTGGCTATTCTGATAGCATCCTCATGAAAATCACTGATGTGTACAGAATGGTTACCAACATCAAATAGCTCTCTGATCTTAGCTTTCATTTCTTTCACAATCTCAAGATTCTCTGCATCCACCAGCATAAACGTTACCTGAGATCTTCCTCTAAAGCACTGATCACCTTTTCTTTTTATGCCTGCTTCGTTTGCCCAACCCTCGACAAAGTATATCTCTTTCATCAAACCGAGCTGGCCAGTGGCGTTTAACTCTTCACACTCTTCATAAAACACGTTAACGTACTGGTTGATTATATCTTTCACTTCCCAAATTCGTGTATGAGCGATAGGAAACAAACAGATGACGTGTGTGTTAGGTTTCAGTTTTGCGTATTCAATTGCTGTTCTTCCCATCATACGCTTAGGTAAATGTTTTAAGTTAAATGTTTTGTAGCCAGCAACGATCGGATACTGTTCTTCTTTTTCAGCAGGTCTAGTGTTGATAGGTCTTTGATGATACAACGCTGCTGCTAGTCTGTGTGCACCGTTCGCTATATGTTTACCTTCCTGCACAGGAACTGGTTCTTCAACATCGTTAAAAATAATCGATTTAAACGCTTCGTCAAATTCTTCAAATCCATGTTTAGGTGGATTCTTCTCACTAAAATTGTTCCAACGTTCAAGATGTTCCTTATACATTTTTTTATAAAAATCACTCGATAAATTCGATGCGTATAAGTACTTAATCACGACGTCGAATCGTTTGTGTGTCAGCAATTCGTTAGGATCTCTTACCTCAATCATTTGACTGCGATCAACCTCCACTTTTGAGTAGCCCATTTGTCAAAATCCATGTGTACATTATGTGTTTCGTTAAGCTTTCCAGCAAGTTCTTCGAAATATTCAAGATTGTTTATTCTATCAAAATAATTATTGTAAACGATGTAGATGTGATCGTATTCTGGTAAGATTTTTTCGACCTCATAACGTGTCTCCATTGTGCATTCATTCAGAGAATGTGTAGCCACAAATAATGAGAGATCTTTCGGAGATTGATGATTTTCTAAAGTGACCCATTCTGCTGATATATCATAGTTGTTAAGATAGTGCTGAGATACTTGATGAAGTCTTGGTAAATCTACCAATTGATAATGCGTGTTTGTAAATAATTTATGCCACACTCTAATAAACCCACCGTAACCGGGTCCAAAATCAGTAATCCATTTAATTCTATTGAGATCAAAATATTTTTTCATCTCTCTTAAATACATCACTGATCTTAAGGTTGTTTGAGTATAGTGTCTACCCTTCATCATTTTAGTTGCTTGATCATAAAAACCTCTACCGCGGCGAGTTTCTTCATCATACACTTTTTCTAGCCAAGGATCCTCTAATACTTCTTTCCAGATAAAGTGTATCTCGCCCGTGTACACTCTTTTGGCAAATTGTTTTTTCATAAACTGAGACTTATCTGAATCCAAAGATTCAAATTCATTCGCCACTTGGTCTTCTAGTTTATCCCACATCGTAAAACCAATCACCTAGATCTTCTGGTGTACCGATCCAGTTCTTATTTTTCTTCTGTAGTTCTATCATGCCACGATACATAGGTACTTTGTTGATTGGACATTTAAGAATTGGCCCACCATTCTCATCCACAGAATTTACTTTAAGATTCTTAAGATCTTTTGGATACGTAAACTTACCACTAATTCGAAACTCACATTCTTGATGCTTGTATATTAACGGTAGCCAATAGTGATGAAACGCTCTTTGGTTTCCCTCAAATGTACTAATTATGACCACGGTTTCTTTGCCTCCAGTACTGCTGAGTGTAATTCACGAATCTTACCTTTTGTGTCTATACCTTTGAAATCTGCTATCCGGCTTTGTTGGTACGCTGGTTTTGCAATACTCTTAAAACCTACATCAGCTAAAGTTTCTGTAAGTTCTTGCTTTCCCCATACATAAAGGTGTTCACCATTTTGCCATAATAATGCTCTACCACACTGCTCTCGAATAGAACGATCACGGTATTCTGGTGGACAGAACCCGTGTTTCACTATATAAAAATTATGATAGGCCGCACAAAAGAACTCTTCATCTGGTGTCAGCGCCCATTCACCAAGTAGTTTATCAACGAACTCACGTGGCGGCCATACCGTACGTAACGTACCACCTGGTTTCAGTACTCGATACATTTCTTTGAGAAAAGCTATGCCTTCATCTTTGTGAAGATGTTCTATGAAGTGCTCATTGTAAGCACCATCATACGTATTGTCTGCGATACCTCGCATAGGAAGGTTACGCATGTCATATTTTTCAACACCCTTCTCAGGGTCTGCTACATCCCGAAAGGCATCCCAGTTAAGCCCTCGCTTAGCACCAGCTGCAATCTCCAAATATCTTGCCATTCTTCATTCCTTCCCATAATTTAGGCATGTCAAACTTTGTTCTAGCAAGGAAATGGTTTATCTTACCATCATGCTTGCCGTTCCACTGGTATGGCATCCTATCCCAATATGTATCAAACTCGTAAACCTTAAATTCTGGCTGACTCAGTTGCAGATTCACATACATCTGTTCTGTGTATCGAGTGTGTAAGACATAATCATCTATATCGGTAAAGAGTTCACGTGCTTTTAATCTACCCTGTTTTGTCCACATTTGTAGACCACCATTCAGGTATCTAAATCTTTCGTCTGGATAAAGCTTTGACTTTGGAAACATCCAATCTTTTCCAAACAAGTGTTTGCCATAAGCTATTACACCACGTTGGTAGATCGGTACGTCCATCACACGTTTCAACCAACCTGCGGGATTGCCTGTATGTACACCAAGTTCGTGTACCATCGCAACATCGCAGTCTTGGTCAAAACTTTCAAAGATATTTCTATTTGTGTTGACCAACATGTCGAGATCAAGTTTCAACACATTGTCATACTCATCAAATTGTTCGTCATAATGCATACGTAAAGAATCAAGGCGTGGATCGAGACGTTCAAAATAACGATCATGACACAGCATATATTCTGCGCCACAGTACTCGGCATACTTTTGAATATTTTCTGATCCAGCCATTGCCCAGTCTGGCATTTTAACGCCGCCCATGTCGGCATCAAAAGATTCATAGGGAATGTAGTATTGAAGTATCAGATTTTTCATTTTTGTTTCTTCCGCAGCCTTCGCATCTTATCATAAAAGTTAAACGTGCGTTCGATTATAATGTCTTTTACTTTTTTTCTACGAACTCTAGCTGCTTTAGACTTATGTATTCTTTCAGCTCTACTCATGTTCTCCACCTACGCCACGGCTGTTGATAATATTATCACGTGCACGTAAGAAGATTTGTGGATTATTTTTTGCTGCCTCGAATGTGGCAATAGTAAACACGACTCCAGCTAAGAATAAAGCATGAGCAACCATAGTGATACCCATCACGAACCAGCTACCAATGTACATAGAGAATATGATACACCACATCCACGCGAGAATCTGTAACGTCACGTGCCTTACTTGTAAATCTGGAATGTGTCTTAGTGGATTCACATTCATATTCATAACACTGTTCCAGGTTTCATAGATAAATTGTCTCATCGGATAAACTCCTTGTTCAAACAGAACTTTTGTGGGATAATTAGCGTCCATTGTATCTCTAAAATCGATAGCGTCATACGCGTTATCAAATATTTGACTTATACGCTTGTCTTTAAAATATGCAGTCACTTTATACATTATTTAGTAGTACCATTCGTTGTTTTTGTTTTTTGATAAGCTTGTGCACCGAAGAAAGTAGCAACTAACGCGGATATAGCAACAAAGTACGTAGGTGCGATATCACTAATTAATTCTGCAGCCTTATCGTATCCAAGCATAGCCGTAACTAGTATGCCGCTTGGATATAATAACATTCCCCAAAGTGCAAACCAAGCCATCTTTCGAATCTGGTCTTCTTTTGCATCTTCATTCTCAATGCGCAGCATTTTTTCTTCCATTGCAATTTCTTCATCAGTGACAATACCGTCGCCATCTCTGTCGAAATGCTCAAACTTACTGCCTGGTTCCAGTGTTTTTGGTGCCATCGTAGTACTCCTTAATGGTCTGTGCGATTTTTTTAGCATCATCAAAGCCATTACGAAGTGAATTGGAACGATGTCCGTTTTCAATAAACCAATTTATAGTATCTATATCAGAACCAGCGGGCATATTATACCCACTGGTAATATCTTCGAAGTCGGATCTTAGTCTAAGTATTTCGCCGATTTGCATTCATATGCCTCTTCCAGTTTTACAAAAAGGTATTCTTCTAGATCATCTTCATTAGTCTGGAAGCGAATACCGATACCTCCAGCTTCAACCCAACGCTTGATGTTTTCTGGTTTATCATCAACCAATATATTTGGTTTACGCGTAAGTGGATTCACTGCATATTTATGTTTGTTACTAGTAAAGATTAGATTTTCAATCAGTGGTGGCATATAACCTTTATCTTCTAACCAACGACGTTTCCAATAAGATGAGTTCATCGTGTCACCACGTAGTGGAGAGGAGCAGATACCCCAGTCACCATCGGTAAGTTGATTTACGAACCGAATGATCTCACATGAGATACTGGCACCTGAACGACGTGGACCACGATCTTCTCTAAAGATTGGTAGTGTATGGAAAAAGTTAGTGTTAGCAAGTTCCTTAAACTTGATCTCACGATCTTGAATAGACTTCCAGTGGTCAACACCATACTTTAATTCAATACCACTAAAGAAATCGGCGATTACGCCATCCATGTCAAGATAAACTGTCATTCACAAACTCCATACTAATATTCCAAACTGCTTCAACTTGATCAGGTAAGAAGAACCCGACTAAGATACCAAATATAAGACCCATAATCAATTGCATATTAAACGCTCCAACCAAGGTTGTTTGCAACCCAGATACTACCAAGATCAGCAGCAAAAGCGATAACCACACCTTCACGAATAGAAGTATCAAGATAGTCGATGTGACCCTTCAGCATCTCGTATTCACCAGCGATGTAAAGTTCCTTTGCGGTGATTACATCGTTACGATCCTGAGCGTACATGTTAGCCATACCTTGGTCAACACCTTCGTTTGCAATAACGTCCTGCATCAGGCTAGCTTCGAGAGCAACTACATTTTCTAAGAACTTATACATTTGGAACTCCTCTTTTCCTTTTCCATTTTATAGATATATTATACTATAAAAAATTGCGAATGTAAACAAAAAAGTGCACAAAAATATTGTGTCTTTTCAATAACATCCTCATTTTTTTAATTTATTTTCCATTCAACATTAGCTACTCCAAGGATACGTGGCACTGTAATCTGCTTATTGATACCATTTTCTACCACGTGTTTCAGATATGACGGAAAGATAATCATATCATCTTCTTCAATATCCATAGTAATCTCAGGATACCACGTAGAGTTGCCTGGATCTGATTTGTCGAGTACTCGGCCAATATCTTGAGTGTTATAGTTGTATTGGCCAAAGATAAGAGGGTTTATAAACTTGGTGGGTCTGTGTTGGTCGGGATCGTAACTGATGTAGTGACAGGTACCAAACATACCCTGCCATCCATCTATACGATAATAGTGATCGTGATAAGCCATATACTTGGTATTGACGGCTAAGTTGATAGTCTTCCAGCGATATTTAAAAGTTCCTTTGATCTCACACATAAAGTCGTTAATGGCTTTACCATATGATCTGCCGAGACTCTTAATATCAGGAGCTTCCATCCAATCAGCGTAGTAGTGGTGAAGGTCTGACTTGTCATCCCATGCGTTCTTATATGGTTTTTTTGCGTAGTTCTCCGTACAACGCTGAATGATTGATTCTTTTTCATATGACCCAGGATCTATCTTGCATTTATAGATCTGAGTTGGGAACATGTTGTAGATCATGATAGCCACCATACACCATCGCTGGTTCTGTGGTGAAATGTTTTCATTCCACCAGTTTCACTAAACACCATTTTATCTGGAGCCCAACTACCATCGTGACGAATAATTGGCCAATCATGAACAAAAGTTTTAGTTGTAACCAAACAACTAGGTGGAACTTCTACTTTTATCTTAAAAATATCTGGTACAATTTCTTCATTTATGTCAATGGTGTATTCACCGATCTTTTTGTCAAATTCTTCACCACCATTCCATCCAGGATAAAAAGCAAAGTACTCTTCAGAACTCAGTAGTTTTTGAAAATGTGTATTCATGTCTAAATAATTTAAACCCGTTTCAAGTGTCGGTAATTTAGATTTGCCATAGTAATCAGTATCAACTACATTTTCTTTACACCAGACTTCGCATCTTACAAGATGTGGAAATATATTACTGCTTCTACCAATGTTATCATTCGCAATAGTCTTTAGGCCTTCACCCCAGAATGATCTCATAAGTAATTCATGAATTATGACGTCATAGTCATATACAGGGTTGTATTTTTCCCATCTTAAATTAAAGAACTCTACCTTGTCAGCGTAACCCATGCTTTGAATCATTGCCTTACCAAAGTCAAAAGTAGCAGCATCTTGTTCAAAAGCGTAAACTTTTTTAGCGCCATGATGTATTGCCATCATAGTAAGAATACCAGAACCAAACCCGATGTCAACAACGACTTTATCTTTCACGCATGAAGAAATAATCTTATCGTAAAACTGGTTTCGTGAAACGTCACCTATCATGAGGTAATCAATACCTTGCATGTACATGTTTTGCTTAGTTATAGCTTGAGCTAATTGATCAATGGAATAGTTGTCTTCGGTTATATTCATCACGTACCTCAATCAATTTTTCAATCCATGCATCACGTGTTTCTTTGTACATAACCGGATGGAAGTCATCGACATCCATTACGATACGAGTCTGATTGATAGGCATACCAGTGCGTTCCTCCCACATCACTGCGTATCCGGCGAGTTGCATGAAATAACCTGGAATGTTGGCTTTTTTCTTGGGACGTCTACTGGTTTTCCAGTCGACAATTGTTGGGACACCGTCCCATTCAACAACAGCATCACATGTTCCTGCCAGTTGTAAGTGATCAGAATATAACGGAACTTCTTGGGCATAGACTTTTGTGACATGTTTATCTAATAACGGTTTTAGATTTTCAAGGGATTGTACAACATGCGGTAAGAAACCTTCACGACAATCTGGATCGTTTTGTAGATACTTTTCGATAAGACTGTGTACTGCTGTGCCACGGGTTGCAGCACGTTGGCCTACCCTATTGGCTTCTTCTTCACCTACACGTTTACGCCATTTTGCAATGGATTCTTCGTTTAAGATCCCAAGTACAGTAGTAACGCTAGGATAAGCATTGCCATCCAAGGTAACATAACGCCGTCCGTCTGGACTATCTCTTCGATCCAAGTTTTCATAGCCCATATCAATTTTTTCATGGATAAACTCCATCATATAGATCCTTCTTCAATTGTATGTATATTATACCATACTTTTTCACTGTTGTAAACCTTTAAATGTCTCTTCATACCAATCCGGAGCAGTAAAGTCAATTTGATCACCAAGACCAACAACACAAGCTTGACCACCTGGTATGTTATACTCTACAACATGCCATGATCCGTCATGAGGACCAGTAAACGCGATGAACGGATGAGTATAAGGATTGTTCTCGATACGCACAGCACCTACACCAGCAAACAAAGGAACTTGTTTTCTTTCTGCCATTAGATCGTTTACTTCTTGTATCGATGCGCATTGAACCGGTTTTTGATACCATCCCACATTACCATACGATTTATTTGGTAAGAGTAAAGATAGTAGGATAACAGCAATTCCAACTAGAAAAGCTGCTAATAACTCTTTATCGAATTTTTTCATCATTTGAGCCCTAACATTTCTTTGGTCATTATATAGTCTCTAACGATACCAGACCGTACAATATCGTCCCAACCGAAGCGTACGATTGAAAAGTTATTCATTCGTTCAATAATATTCAAGAATTTAAGAAGACCATCCTTTTCTCCGTCTGCCTTAAAATCAGACTGGAGGTAATCTCCACAAAAAATTATTCTTGAGTTTTCGCCGACTCTAGTCATAATTGAATCCAACTCATGAAAGTTTAGATTCTGCATCTCATCGACGATAATAATAGACCGATCATAGGTCTTACCACGAACGAACGATGTAGTTTCAAACTGTACCTGATGACTATTTATAAGCTTGTTATAAGTCTCAGGTCGGTGGAACAATTCGTCACATATTGACGCGTATGGTGCTTCAAATGCTGCTGTTTTTTCTTCTAACTTTCCAGGTAAGAATCCAACTTCGCGAACAGCGACTACTGATCGTACAACGACAATTTTATCGTATGAAGTTTCTCTTTGTAACATTTCATCAAGAGCAAGATACAAGGCAATGAACGTTTTGCCAGTACCAGCAGAACCCATGAGTACTAGGTTTTCACCTTCATCCCATAGTTCAAAAGTTTTTTCTTGATTCTTAGTGATTGGATCAAATTGATATAGATCCTGAGACTTCACCTTCATACTATTATTTTTTTGCATCAATAATTATCAATCGTGTTTCCTGGATATTTTTTCTTAATCGATTTCAAATGACTACGAAAGTCTGTGTCCGTACGACTCATAGTGCTACCATGAATCGTGATGAATTGATTTGGTTTCCACACACGTACGACGTCAGGTAGTTCATCGAGAGTAGTTTGCAAATCCTCGTAGGACATATTAACATCCCACTCTTGTTGAGTCTTAGTGTCGCGGAGGGTGTAAACGGGCATTGATTTCTTCCTCAAGTTGTCTAGCACGATGTTGCATCCAACTGATAGCAGTGCTGATATGTCCGGTATCATGAGGTGCCAGTTGCTTCTCCGCATGATTGATTTCTTCTAACAAAATTTTATAACGATCAAGTGCTGTGTACATTATTAAACCACCATGGAGTTGGTCGCTTTGTCCATACCATCTTAAAGCGATCTTGTTTTGTCATATAGAATCTCCTGTAAGACGCAACAGGATCTTCAGGATTCATACATTCAGGATTAGCAGTCATTGCTAACTTGAACGGCGTCATTTCCACCATTGGTATGTTGTGAGGCATGGCCCATAACGGTGAACGTAATTTAGATGTGGCATGAATCTTTCCATACCTATATGTATATTCTTCACAAAGGGCATCAAGGTGGCGCCAATGCCACATATAGTTCTGGGCTGACTCCATTGTCCATACGGTACAAGGATGTTTGTAATGCACGGCTTTGTAGAGTAGCTGATCCATTTCTGGATCGTCGAAAAGACGGTAGTGTTTGACCATACGTTTACCCGATTTTGATGGTGCAATCTGAACGGTACCGTCTAACATGCGATGAGCCGTTGATAGCATTTGTGCCGATTCAACGATCATCTTGACCACATGCTTGTCGCACTGCATTTGAGCTGCGACAACTGGATCCTGGTGTAAGACAAAAATATTCATAATAGAAAACCCTCTGCTTTATGATACTATAATTATACCACAAAACAGAGGGGATGTAAACAATTAAATGTGTGCTAGCCTTTCCTCTAAAAACGTTTTCTTTTCAAGAAGTTTAGTAACTCGATCAAGATGCCCTCGTTTTGTTAACTTACGAATATACGAATCTAATAAAACGATGTCATTCTTGAGTCTTTCGAGTTGAATTGCTGGCATTTTTGTCTCCGGGTTGGGACATTAGTCTTGCAACAATCCAGGAAATGCCTCCTCTATCATTGGCCGACTAAGTCCGTGTGGTTTTTGCTTGTTTATCATATTAATGACACACTTGGCGTCCTCAGGGTGAATACCCTCTATCAAACCTAGGAAGATACTTTCGCGTTTTACAGGGGTCAATCGATTAGATTCACGAAACCCTTTCACGAAGTATACAAAATTCTTATGTTCTTTAAATAAACTAGCTGGATGAGATTGTGGTTCAGCTGGAGTGTATGGTGGTTCACCACCGGGTAGGTTCCATTCGACGCTTGTATCAAACGTTCCACGAAGAATATCTTTAAGAGCCCAAGACTCGTTTTCTTTTAAGAGCGAAATCTTTTTCTCTTTCGTTCTAGCACTTTTAATCTTCTCAAGTACTTCATATACGTTCAGTCTCATGATAATATTTATCCTCTAATATGCCTTGAATGAATCTTACACCCAATAAATTCGTTATAATAATCTTCTCTCAAAAGAACATCGTTCTCAAACTGTAGTTTTGCTTCATAGTAACTCATCTCACCTTTTGTCTTACACAGTCTCAAAATTGTTCTTTTGTAGTTATCTTCCCCTCGCTGTTCAACGAGTACTTGAAGTTTTTGATTAGATCCATAATATTCTCGCCAGTCAGATTCGACTTTGGTACGTACCCGTCGAGCTCTCTTGCTATTTTTTGGTAGTGTCTTAGGCCGCCAGAAGTTCTTTTTACCGATATATTTCTTATCTGTATCCAGTTCTGTAATGCAGTAGACGAATCCTTGATAGTCCTTGGGAGTTTCAGTAAATTCATTTCCATTATAGTACCACATACAGATATATATTAGTCATCTTCAGACCAATCTGTATCTATCACGTACTCCTTCTTTGTAACCACGACATCATCTTCTCCACAGAGTGGGCAAAACGCTGGAATGTCAGAACCGGTAGAGACTATCATCTCATCGTCACAGCTAAAACACTCGACTAAATACTCGTTCATTGCCCGATCCTCTCCAAGATCTCTAGTTTTCTTTCGTCTGTAGCTCTAAGCCATTCTGTGATCTCTTCTTTCGAACGCTCACAGCCGATACAAAAACCATCAACCACGGTACAAACCTGGATGCAAGGTGACGGTACCTCAGAAGTCAATTTCACAAGCTCCGCCAACACAAGCTGCCGATGCAATAGTATCTACATCGGTATACTTTTTAGCAGTTAATCCATCCTTCCAATCAATAGGTTTCAAGTTAGTTTGAATCTTATTCCATTTATGTAAGAGATAAGCATCCTTCAAACAATGTTCAGCAGCCTTGGCATCACCTTTTAGATAGTTGGCTGCAAAGTTATCGA